AATGAAGGTAAAACAATTAATTCTCCAGAAATTATGGAAATAATTAGAATTAATGAATTGTTTGACCGACATTATAGTAGTGCAATTCAACATAAAAATTCATATCAAGTTGCCAAACGTGCAGTTAACGAAGGCAGAATGGATATTGCTCAAGCAAGGTTCTCGCAATCAAAACACGAGGCTAGTAAACTCAAACGTAAGATAACCAATCTTTACGAAAACATAATCCTTTAATATATTAGTAATGTACGAATGCATAAATAGATTTGTGTATTAAAAAGATAAATACATGTAATATACAGTATACTGGGATAATAATATGAATCAACATACAACAAAGTTCTTTAACTCAGATGAGGTGTACATCTCATCACGAATGAATGAATATTTGAAGAATAATTTTGGCTATGAAATATCAGGTGATTTAGCATCATTGCGTGAAGCAAAGGCATCACTTGAAGTTACTAAGATGGAATTAAAAGACGAATACATGAGTGCAAAGTATGTAGAAAACATGCTTATGATTGAAACAATCAAATCATTGTTAAAAGCACACGGACCAGATAGTAATACTTCAATTATTAAAGAAGATAGTGATCCAGTAAAAGAAGAATTAGAACTAGGCGATACAGCAGAAGATATGGCTAAAGGTTTGGGCATGTCAATGGATGAATTTTGGGAATTAGCAGAATCAGTTGGTATCGACCAATATGGTGGTCTAACTAAAGACAACTACGAAGATGTTATGAATCACATAGCCGACAATGCTGATCGTTATAAACAAATTGGTATTTTCCGTAAAGCAGGTGAATTTGACGAATCAGAAGAAGAAAAGAAAATAATGTCAAGTGAAGGCGATTACGAGTTTGGTAAAGACATGAGTAAAGACATTTCTTTCGTAACATACAAAGGAAAAGTAATTTCTCAAGGTGATTTTGATCAAGGTGCTGATGGTTGGTTCATGAATATCAATGGTAAAAAAGGTCAAGAGTTTTTCAGTAAGCCGTCAGATGTTGTCGCGTATTTTTCTAAGCATAATATCACAGAAGAAGTAGAAACAGTAAATGAAGGCGATTATGCTAACGACCAACACGAGAAACTAGAATACGTTCATTCTGTGTTACAAGACTGTGGCGATGGTAACATGGACATCACAATGGTTGAACAAGCAATTGAATACGTAGAAGATATCAGAGAGCAACATTTTGATGCTGATGGTTCTACAAAATCAGAAAGTGTAACTGAAGATGAGGAAGAAAAAGGTCCTGAACATTATCGTTATGTAAACGATTCGCAATTATCTCGTGTTCAAGATAGATTAAGACTTACTATATCAGAATTAGACCATGCGATACAATATAGAGCAAAAAATAGTCATTTATTTTTTAATACCGGCGATAAAGCAGGAACTGGCGACTTATATGGAATTAAAGAAAAACTTGAAAAGATAGATGATGAATGGGATGACCAAACAGAATTATACGGAATGTAATAGATTAAACAATCGAGGAAATAAAATGAAACAAACTAAACTAGAAAAATCTTTAATGGAGCAGTTAAATGCTTTACTTGAAGTTGATGCCGCAGAAGCAGAAATTACGATGGCTGCAAGAGGTATTGTTGATGAGTTACAAGACGTAATTGAAAAATTAGGTAAGATTCAGAATGACCAAATTGGTCCATTATCTGATGAAATGGCATACTCACATGGTCCAGACAAAGCAGGTGTATTTAAATCATCAGTTGATGATGCAATTGACAGTTTGTTAGGTCAAGCACGTTCGGCTAAAGATGCAGTACAAGACGCAACATTAGTATTATCAGGCGATAAAGTTGCTGACGATATGAGTGATGTTGAACTTGGTGGTGATATGGGCGATGATATGGAAGATGATATCACAGCAGACTTTGGTGGTGATGAATCAGCATCAGGCGAAGAATCAAATCCATTAGGCAGAGAAGAAAGAGCATAATATGAAGATTGCTACGCTTTTAAACGAGAAGGCAAACTTTGACGCCCAATTAATGGGCGACATAAATGCATATCTCATTTCATTAAAAGCAAATGATATTCCTTCTATTGACACTGAGATGCTAGTTCGTGAATTAGCAGGAATGGGTTATACAGTTGACGAAGAATCTTTGGTTGATTTACTATCAAATAGTAAATATGTATCAAATGTTACAGTAGATTCTATTGATCTAGAGAATAGATATAAGAAAAATACTGATAAGGCGTCCAGCAAAGATACTGTACATAAATTAGCAGTAAAATCTGCGAAAAAAGGAGTAAAATAATGGCATTAATAGTTAAAGGCGAGCAAAAAGTCATCTCACAAGAAGATATGAAGATTCTTACTTCGAACTTGAATAAGAAACAAGATCCAATGGAAGGACTTTCAGACCAGAAGAAACAGATTCGAAAAGAAGTTCAAGATGCAAAAAGACATCGTGAATTCATGGGTCGTGTTGAAGCAAACGAAACTAAGATTGTAGATGAAGTAATAGCAACTAGTGAAATAGTATCAATAGCAATCGGCGAGACAGTTAGTGTAGTTGAAGATACTCCAGAAGTAGTAGAAGTAGATTTTACTTCAATGACTAAAAAGCAGATTGATATGTGGGCTGAAGAAAATCTAGGTATTCAATTAGACAGACGCCACACTAAAGCAAAATTAATAGCAGAAATACAAGAAAATCTTTAAAAAACTCTTGCTTTCTAATCTAAAGTATAGTATAATAGTGCTATGCTTAAAGAAAAATACGAATACAAATCAATAGATAGAGTCACAGTAAATGGTAATAGACATTATCAGACCCCAACTGGCTCTCCATTACCCAGTGTAACCACCGTTTTAAGTTCATTAGCAGATAAAACTGCAATATATGAATGGCGTAAACGGGTCGGTAACGAAGAAGCCAATCGAATAACGAAATTAGCAACTGGCATAGGAACTCAAGTTCACTTACATTTAGAAAAATACATCTTAGAAGAAGATAGACCAGGCGGTACTAATCTAATTCATCAGATGGCACATAGTCTTTCTGACATCGTTATAGAAAGGGGATTATCAAACATAGATGAAGTTTGGGGAACAGAAGTTCCTTTGTACTACCCTGGATTATATGCCGGCACGGCAGACTGCATTGGAGTCTGGAAAGGCAGACCAGCAATGATTGATTTCAAAACTACTCGTAAGCCAAAGAAACGTGAATGGATTGACGATTACTTTCTACAATGTGCGGCATACGCAGAAGCACATAATCAATTATACGGTACAGAGATTAAAACTTCTGTCATTATGATGATTGGTTGGGACGAAGAAGCAGATAACTTAGGAAATTATCAAGAATTTGTTGTTCAAGACGAAGAATATGATAAGTATTCATTAGCATGGGCAAACAAAGTTCAAGAATACTTCGACAAATTTATGTAATATTTTTCTCAAATGATAAATACATGTAATTAGGAGAGCAATATTATGGCAACAACAAATGTAAAAATTCTATTAAGACGCGGTGCTAGATCAGAGATCTCGGCAGATACGTTGTTAACAGGTGAAATGGGATTCGCAAACGATACTAATCAAGTTTATATTGGTATTGATGCGGCATTGGATGAAGTGGTCTTTGACCCATTTGCAAATGCTCACGCAACAATACAATCATGGCTAGATAACACAACAGCATGTAAAACTATTACAGTAACAGCAGGTGGAACAGGATACTCATCGCTACCAACAGTAACTATTTCTGGTGGAGCAGGTACAGGCGCAACTGCATCTGCAACTCTTACAGCAGGGGTTGTAACTGCTATCACTATAAGTGATCCTGGCTTAGGATATACATCCGCCCCAACAGTAACTATTTCTGATACCATCGCAACAGTTTCCGCAGGTTCTTTTGTAGTTAGCACTGTTTATACGATATTAACACTCGGCACAACAACACAAGCACAATGGAATACTACTGCAGGAACTTCAGCAGTTACTTACGTAGTTGGTGATACATTTACCGCGGCAACAGTAGGTGCTGGAACTGGAACAGCGACTTACACAGGTACAGGCGCAACAGCAACATCGACTATTGGTTCTTTAAGTCCCGAAGTAGGATTAGAAATAAACGAAGACTTGGTAATTGGTAACGTAACTGACGTTGATGGATTACTTACTGCTATGTCAACTTTTTCATCAGCATTTAACATTCATTCATATGGCAGAGCAAGAAGAAACGTAGAAGTTCTTACTGAGAATAGTTTTAATCAAGCATTTACCAACATGCATTTAGAAGCCCACGAAGCCGCAACGGGTAAGCGTTCTGATTTATTTAAGAAATCATTAGCAACTACATCTGGTACATTTCTGAAATATGTAAAAACAGGAAGTACATCATTTTTTATTGATTACTCGCTTAAACAAGTAGGCGCATCAAAGACTTTTGTCCGAGTGGGCACTCTTAAGGTTATTAATGGAGCCGCAATATTACCTACACCAATTGCACAAGCCAAATTGACAGATGAAAACACAGAAATTTGGATTGATACTAACACTGATACAATTGTAGATTCCGATGAAGTCTCAAATATTGAATTTACAGCAGTTATAGACGGGAGTAATGTGAAGATTAATTATACACAAGATGCAAGTTTCACTACTGAAATTAGTTACACTGTAAAACGATGGTCAATGTAAATGCAAGATAAAGCAATATTGCTTTACGAATGGCGCGAATTACGATTAAAATTACAAGAAAAACTTACTAAATCTACACTACAAGAAATCGTTAATTGGTGGAAATCGTTTCCATACCATAATCATGGATTGAATTATGACGACATCTCTACCTGGCCTGATGTATGGGAATATATTAGTGAAGAATATTATACAAATAGTGGTAATGGATTAGCATGTTTCTATACTCTCTATCACGCACTTCCCGATAAAAAACCAGAACTATGGCTAATTTTAGACTTAGAGTTTGGTGGCGATATATATCTGGTTGCTATTATTGATGGTTATGTGCTTAATAGATTGAATGGTAAAGTAGACAAGTACTCAGATGTGAAAGACGACATAGATATTATGGAACGAATAGATTATAAAGACATTATTTCGCATCTTAAAGAGAGAAAATAATTATGTGTGTACATAATTATATAAATAAATATATATTATAACTAAAGGTAAAAAAATGCTAAAAGAGAAAACATATGATTCAGGTGACATCGTAACAGTCTATCTTCAAACGGGACAAGAAATATTAGGTAAATTTGTCTCAGAAGATGATAGTTCTACTGTTCTTACAAAGCCGTTAACTGTTGCCATCGGACCAAAAGGTGCGGCATTTCAGACATTCACTGTAACAGGTGATAGTGAAAAAAATGTATCGTTTAAGACAGGAAAGATTATTTCTGTACTAAAAACGAATGAAGCAACGTCTTCGTCATATATTGAAGCAACATCTGGAATTATTGTTCCGCCAAAAGGAGGCCTTGTAAAATAATGCCACAAGCCGCACGAACAACTGACCCAATATCACTACACTCACCGTGTGGGCCTGGACAATGCGGCCCAGGAAGTGATAATGTGATTATTCAAGGTTTACAAGCATATCGTGTAGGCCATGAAACACTCCCACATGGAATACCGCAAGGTAGTCCACCGTCATGTGTTCCGCATGTTACCAAATTAGTAAAAGGCTCAACGAATGTACAAATAAACAACAATCCCGCAGGACGAGTAGGTGATACACATATCTGTGGAGTAGCAATAGTATCGGGTTCAGATAAGGTGATAATCAACGGTAGTGGTGGTACTAGTGGCGTCAGGTCGGCTCTTATTTCTGATGCGGTCAATCAAGGCGAAGTAACGATACCAACCGACTTATCAGATTTTATTAAATCTAAAGAAGGATTTAGTGCCACGGCTTTCTGGGATAATCATCAGTATACTAATGGATATGGCACAAAAGCAAATAGTTCTACAGAAACTATATCAGAAGCAGATGCATCAAGTAGACTAGATGCTGATATGACTATCCGTAGGGACTATGTTGTTGCGTATGGACAGAGTGAAGGATATAATTGGAACAATGACCAAATTAATGCTCTTACTAGTTTTGCATTCAATCTAGGTACTGGATCAATTTCCCAAGTAACTACAAACGGTACTCGTTCAGATGAAGTTATTGGAGAAAAAATTAAATTATACAATAAAGCAAATGGCATAGCAGTGGATGGACTCGTAATACGTAGAAACGAAGAAAGTGCTTGGTTTAATCGAGGTACAATAAATGGCTAGTGAAGCAGAAATCGAAAGACTATATCAACTATTTGTTGCAAAAGGCGGCGGCGCCGGCACGTTTGATAACACAAATTTAACACCAAAACAATACTCCGATGTATCATCGTCTTCGCAGTTGTCCGCATTACAATTAGCACAATTAGAATCCAGACAGCACCAGTATAACAAACAATCTGCGTTAAGATCTATAGCAGACGAAATAGATGCTAATAACTTTACTAATCCTTATGCGACACGTGGAGCGTACAGTAGTTCGCTATTTGGGTCAAGTGCATTGGCAACCGGCGCAACGAATGTAGGATTATTAAATAGTGCATTGTCGGGATTTGGTACAGGTGATAAAGCACTAATATTTGCAGGAGTATTAGCCGCATCCGGTGTAGATTTAGAACAAATTCTAAAAATTGGTGGATTAGCGTTACTGGGAACTACATTATTCTCAGCACTAACAAATCATACCAATAATCAAACAGCAAACATACCACAAACAATGGCTGACGCAAGTTCCCTAGCATCAATGAATGCTCAATTTGGAGAAGCAGGGAATCCTTGTGACCAATTTAATCAACTTATGGGATTATTAGGTGGCGCATTTGACGGTACTTTAGATTTTATTGACGGAGCAATTGTTAGCATTACTTCATTAATAAATCAAACAGGTATAACAAGTTTATTATCAAGTATTATATCAGCACTTGGCTCAGCAGTGGCTGGGGTAGCAGGTGCGGTTACCGCCATAGTAGGAGCATTAGTTGGGGCAGGAGTAGCACTGATGAAGACTCTTTTTCCTATAGTAGGAAAAATAATAAACGCAATGGCAGCCGTAACAAGCCAAATTGCAACAGAATTGGCTGGTTTTGCTGATATGGCAGCGGCATTGTTACGCAAAGCACTAGCATTAGTTCTAGGCTCCGCAGCCTTAGATCCTTGTCAAAGTGCAGTATTAACGAATACTGGCTCATTAGCAATGAAAGATGCGGTCGCTCTATTGAAACATCCTATGGGAACAGGCGCACCTGGTGGCATTGGCACTACAGTTGATGACAGAGCAAACCCAGAAAGAGTCAAAAAAGTAATGAAAGATGCACAACTTAAGGCTGAACTTGAACCTGGGGTTGGTCAAAATCCACTTACTGAAGCGGCAAAAAAATATACTACAAAGGACGAGACTTTACATCCATTACTAATTGTTGATGGCGTACTGCCAGACATACCGACAGGGTCAACATACAGAGAGATGCAAGTTCATGCATATGATATCTGGATAAAAGTCGGTTTTGATTGGAACACGAAGCAGATGCAATATATGGCTGATGCAAAAAGACATGAAAGAATAATGGCAACCTCATACAAGACTATAGATTACACAAACAAATCAGCATAAAAAACTAGACTATGAGCTTTTATACAAGAAAATTGAGCACACCAAGATAAAGTCAGTGCATTAAAAGAGAACATATCATTATCATTCTTTTATTTCACTCCTGGTGGAAAGAAGGATGAAAGTATAGAGGCTGGTATGAAAACTAGATATGATGCTTATCTCAAGCCAGCAATGACTCGTGTATATGACACTGCCCTCGCTTTTCAGAAATCTTCTGCAATAGCATGGGTTAGTATTGACAACGAAACATATGGTCCTGAATAACATGGGTTAGTATTGACAAAGAGACTTATTAATGTTATAATAGAGCATAATTTAAGATAAATATAAGATATATCGGGAGGGTTACAATGCAAGTTAATGAAATAATTAAAACAATTGACGAGGGATTGTATGATCCTCATATTTTCAAAGCCGTATTCATGGCGGGTGGACCAGGAAGCGGAAAAAGTTATATCGCAACCTCAAGTTTACTAAAAGCCACTGGCTTGAAAGTAGTAAATTCAGACGACATCTTTGAGTACAAAATGGGTAAATTAGGATTAGACTATGAAGACCCAGAAGTCATCTATAGTCCCCAAGGTCAAGAAACCCGAGATAAAGCAAAAATCACAACAGACATTAAACAAAATATATATCTTGATGGTAGACTAGGATTGATTATAGACGGTACTGGTAGAAATGAAGCCAAGATAGCAAAGGCTAAAGAAAAACTAGTTAAGATGGGTTATTCATGTATGATGTTGTTTGTTAACACAAGCCTAGAAGTTGCACAAGAAAGAAATGTATCTAGACCAGGAAGAACAATCAAACCCGAAGAAGTAGAGAAAATGTGGAGAGATGTCCAAGACAACATAATGAAATTTCAGCAATTATTCGGTGCTGATAAATTTCAAGTTATTGACAACAACGGTGGACTTGAAGATCCAACTCGTAAAGAAAATTTTGATGTTGTAGCAAAAAATATTGATAAGTTTGTAAATAGACCACCTTCAAATCGCCGTGCAAAAGAGTGGATTGAAGATCAAAAGTCCAAAAAGAATACGACAAATCAGGATAATCAATAATAATAAGATGGGTGACAAAGTGGAGTCAATAGTAACTAAGTTGTCTGGATTTAGAAAAGACATAGATTTAGATTTCATCAAAAAAACACACGTTCATTACTGTACTCCATGTTATGGCGGTATGATTTCTGAACCATATTTTCGGTCATGGACTAAAGGTCACATGATGTTTACGAAATATCAAATTCCATACACACTAACAACAGCCGCAAACGAGAGTTTAATATCACGTGCAAGATGTCATATGGTAGCATACTTTATGTCTAATCCAGAAGCAACGCATATGATGTTTATAGACGCTGATATTAATTTCGATGCAATCGATATATTACACATGCTACAACATGACAAAGATGTCATAGTTGGCGCATATCCAAAAAAACAATTAGACTGGACATCTGTGAAAGATGCAGTCGATAGAGGGCTTGATGAAGAAACAATCAAAGACACTGCGGCAAATTACGCATTGAATTTTGATTGGGACTATAATGAGGAGACAGATACTCGTAGATTGGATATTCAGGATGGACTTATCAAAGTCAAAGATGCTGGTACTGGATTTATGATTATCAAACGAAGTGTTATTGAAAAAATGATAGAAAGTTATCCAGAACTATATTTCAATAATGATTTACACCTAGATGAAGAATTCTCCAAATGGACATATTTATTTTTCGACTGTATGCATGAACCTGATACAAAGAGGTATCTCAGTGAAGACTATGCATTCTGTCGAAGATGGCAACAACTTGGTGGTGAAGTTTGGCTTGACCCGATAGTAAAATTAGACCATATAGGTCACTATACATTTAATGGAAACGTAAGTAAGATGTTTTATTCGTCTTCAGGCGGGGATATTTTATAAGCATAACTACTGTATAGAGAAAGATATTATAATACTGGAGAATATTTAAAGATGGGTTTATTAAAGAAGTACACTGAGGTATACGCTACCAAATCACACGATGAAATGACACTTTCTGAGTATCTTACATTGTGTAAAAAAGACAAGTTAGCATATGCATCAGCGGCAGAGAGGCTGCTAAAAGCAATCGGAGAACCAGACGTAGTTGATACTAGCACTGATGCTCGATTAAGCAGAATTTTTCTAAATCGAACAATCAAAGTCTATCCAGCATTTTCAGATTTTTACGGAATGGAAGAAGCCATTGAGAGATTAGTGTCATATTTTAGACAATCTGCTCAAGGTCTTGAAGAAAAGAAACAAGTATTATATCTACTAGGACCAGTTGGCGGTGGTAAATCATCACTAGCAGAACGTCTAAAAGAATTAATGGAAAAGCACCCAATGTATGTGCTTAAAGCAGGTGATGAAATTTCACCAGTATTTGAATCACCACTAGGACTATTTGACCCTAAAGAATTCGGTGCAGATGCATTAAAAGAATATAAAATTCCAACACGCTATCTTAGTGGTCTATTATCTCCATGGGCAGTTAAGCGATTAGACGAATTTGATGGCGATATCTCAAAGTTTAGTGTAGTGAAACTGTACCCTTCTAAGTTAAAACAAGAAGGTATAATGAAGACTGAACCAGGCGATGATAATAATCAAGATATCTCAGCATTAGTTGGTAAGACTGATATTCGTAAATTAGAATATTTCTCACAGAATGACCCAGATTCATATGCATTCTCGGGCGCATTATGTCGCGGTAATCAAGGTATTATGGAATTTGTAGAGATGTTCAAGGCACCAATTAAAGTCTTGCATCCTCTATTAACAGCAACACAAGAAGGCAACTATATGGGTACTGAAGGTATTTCAGCAATTCCATTTAGTGGTATCGTAGTTGCTCACTCAAATGAGAGTGAATGGGAAGCATTTAGAAACAACAAGAACAACGAAGCATTCTTAGACAGAGTATATATTGTTAAAGTTCCATATTGTTTACGTGTAGACGAAGAAACAAGTATCTATCAGAAGATGTTAGATTCATCAGGTCTAAACAGCACTAAATGTGCGCCTCATACACTAGACATGTTAGCACAGTTCTCAGTTCTATCACGTTTAAAAGAACATAAGAACTCAAATCTAGCGGCTAAAATGAGAGTTTACGATGGTGAAAACTTACACGATGTAGACCCTAAAGCGAAGACAATGCAAGAATACAAAGATGTAGCAGGAGTAGATGAAGGAATGAACGGTATGAGTACTCGTTTTGCCTTTAAGATTCTATCTCAAACATTCAACTTTGATGCAGAAGAGATTGCGGCAGATCCAGTACATCTTATGTACGTGCTAGAAACTTCTATCAAACGTGAACAGTTCCCAGAAGAACTAGAAGATAAATTATTAGGATTCATTAAAGACCATCTAAGTGCTAGATATAGTGAACAAGTAGGAAACGAAATTCAGAAAGCATACTTAGAGAGTTATAATGAGTATGGTCAAAATCTATTTGATAGATATTTGAACTACGCAGACCATTGGATTCAGAATATAGATTATAAAGACCCAGACACTGGCAATCTATTTGCACGTGAGTCATTAAATGAAGAACTAGAAAAAATTGAAAAACCAGCAGGTATTGCCAATCCAAAAGACTTTAGAAATGAAGTTGTAAACTGGGTACTACGTGCTAGAAGCAAATACAAAGGAAACAATCCTCCTTGGACTGCTTATGAGAAGATGAAAGAAGTAATTGAACATAAAATGTTCGCAGGAACAGAAGAATTACTTCCAGTCATCTCATTCGGCAGCAAGAAGAGTAAAGAAGACCAAACTAAACACGATGATTTCATCGATAGAATGGTAACAAAAGGTTACACTAGTCGCCAAGTTAAACGATTAGTAGAATGGTATATGCGAGTACAGAAGTCTAACTAGAGGAAGACTTTCATGGCAAACACAATTATAGACAGAAGAAAGAATCCTGGAGGGAAGTCTTCTGACAATCGACAAAAGTTCATTAAACGAACTAAAGATGAAATACGCAGAAGTATTCACGAATCTTTGGGCGATAGAAGTATCGAGGGTTCAGGTAAATCACAAGATATTAAAATCGCTCGAAAAGGTATCTCTGAACCACAGTTCAACCATAATCCACAATCTGGCTCACGCGACATTGTTCTTCCTGGTAATGAAGACTTTGTTGAGGGAGACCAACTAGAGAAGCCAAAAGGCGGTGGTGGTCAAGGCGGTGGCGAAGGCGAAGCAAGTAATGAAGGAATAGGGGAAGATGAGTTTGGTTTTGTGTTAAGCAATGACGAATTTGTTAATATCTTATTTGAAGACCTAGAATTACCTCACATGATTTCTAAAGAAAACAAGTCAGTTGAGAGATTCGAGTTAACTCGTAGTGGTTACACAAATGACGGTAACCCATCACAGATGAATCTAGAAAAAAGCATGGTCAATTCTATTGGTCGAAAGATTGCTTTAAAGACCCCAAAACTAAAAAAGATACGCAAATTAGAAGAAGAACTAAAAACGTGTAAAAACAAAGAACGTAAAGTCGAGATTGAAGAAGAAATTCGTGCATTACGTATTAGAGCAAACGCAGTTTCATTTGTAGATCCAGTCGATTTAAGATTTAATAACTTTAGTAAAAAACCAGCACCAATCTCACAAGCAGTTGTATTCTTCATTATGGATGTGAGTGCGAGTATGAGTTCAGAACATAAAGACTTAGCAAAACGCTTTTTTATGCTACTTAACTTATTTGTATCTCGGAAGTATAAAAGAGTTGATTGTATTTTTATTAGACATCATATTCAAGCAAAAGAATGTACTGAGGAAGATTTCTTTAATAACAAAGAAAACGGTGGTACTATAGTTTCAAGTGCATTTAAACTTGCAAAAGAAATCATTGATGACCGTTACTCACCAAACGAATGGAACTTATATGTTTCACAAGCAAGTGATGGTGATAACTGGGATAATGATAATGAAGATTTACTCAAGATTCTCTCTAAAGACATCTTACCTATAACTCAATACTTTAGTTATATTCAAGTTGGACAAAAACGTCATGGATATTATAATAGTGGTAATCTGTTACAAGAGTATGTGAAGTTAGAAGGAACACACGATAATATTATATGTAAACACATAGAACAACACAGTGACATATATCCAGTATTCAGAGAAATATTTAAGGCAAAGGGCACAACTAAAAAATGAGTGATAAGTTAATATATACTGGTACATCATGGACATTTGATAAATTATATCGAATGATGGATGCTTGTGAAGAAATCGCAGTTGATGATATGGGACTTGATTGTTTTCCAAATCAGATAGAGGTTATCACAACAGAACAAATGCTTGATGCATACTCAAGTGTTGGTATGCCACTGATGTATAATCATTGGAGTTTTGGTAAAAGTTTCATCCAGAATAAGAAACAGTATAGTGCGGGAGAAATGGGCCTAGCATATGAGTTGGTTATCAACTCTAATCCTTGTATAAATTATCTCATGGAAGAGAATTCCATGACAACGCAATCACTTGTAATTGCCCACGCGGCATTTGGACATAATCACTTCTTTAAGAATAATTACTTGTTCAAACAATGGACATCACCTGATGCTATCGTAGATTATCTATTATTTGCAAAACGATACATAAGAGATTGCGAAGAGAAGTACGGATACGATGCTGTTGAAGAAACATTAGATGCGTGTCATGCCATTCAATATCAGAGTATTAACAAGTATAAGAGACCAAATAAAATATCGGCAAAAGAAGAAATAGAACAACAACGTACAAGAAGCGAGTATCTACAATCACAAGTAAATGACTTGTGGCGAACGCTGCCGAAGTCGAAGAAAAAAGACAAAAAAGAAGAACAAACATGGCCTACAGAGCCAGAAGAAAACTTGTTGTATTTCCTAGAGAAGCATTCTCCAGTATTGTCATCATGGCAACGTGAGTTATGTAGAATTGTTAGACGAATCGCACAGTATTTCTATCCACAATATCAAACAAAAGTAATGAATGAAGGATTCGCAAGTTTTACGCATCATTATATATTCAATAAGTTATACGACCAAGGTAAAGTAGACGATGGTTCAATGCTTGAATTCTTCAAACTACACAGTGCAGTGTTATATCAACCACCGTTTAGTTCACCAAACTATGGTGGCTTTAATCCCTATGCATTAGGATTTGCTATATTGAAAGATATTCAACGAGTATGTGATAAACCTGACCAAGAAGATAAAGACTGGTTCCCACACTTAGCAGACACAGATTGGCGTATTACGATTAAAGATATTGTTGCAAACTATCGTGATGAAAGTGCAATCTTACAGTTCATGGGACCGAAAGTTATGCGTGACCAAGGCATGTTTAATCTACACGATGAAGTTCATTATGATGATTACATAGTAACATCAATACACGATGAACGTGGTTATAAGAAGATTCGTAAGAATTTGAGTGCTAGTTATGAGACTGCCGCGATGATACCCGATATTCAAATAACAAATGCTGATATCACAGGTTCACGTGATTTAACCCTTTTACACGAAAGTTATAAAGGAAAAAGATTAGACAAGAAAACAGCAGACCAAGTACTCACTCATGTACAAAAGTTATGGGGATATAAAGTTAAACTTTATACTATGCACGAGGACACTCTCCTAGATGTATATGAATGTCAACAGGATAAAAACAATCCTAACGCCAAACAAATAACCAGACACACTCAATCTTTATAATTATTGTTTATTAAGTATTGCTTATTGTTCTTATATGTGTTATAATTGATAGATACAATTAATAGGAGCAGTAAAATGAGTTATGCTGAGACATTTCAACAAAACAGTGTATTCTGTGTAAAATATAAAAAAGATATGCCCGCACTTTCAACAGCACCTTTTCCAGGTGAAGAGGGTGATAGAATCTTAAAAAACATCTCTGAACAAGCATGGAACGAATGGCTTGGAATGCAAACGATGTTTATCAATGAAAATCAATTAAATATGATGGAGTCTAAAGCAAGAACTTTCTTGACTGACCGAAGAAATGAATTTTTATTTGAAGATGGCGAAAAATTTGAACCACCAACTCCAATTTAGATATCAATGAAAACATTAGTGTATAAATTATACACTGGCGGTGTCACAGTTAATGGACATGGCAGTGTTTATGGCGGATGGTTATTCGATGTATTAGATAAATCGAGTCTTGTCTGGATTAATGAAAATATAACGAGTAAAATTGGTGGGGTCGCCGCGGCAACAAGTTCAGCAACAGTAAAATTTCATCATGTCGTGATGCCCAATGGATTTGTTGAGGCATACGCTGAATGCACTGAAATCTCAGCAGGAAGTATCACTATCGATGTTGACCTGTATTATAGAAAAAATGATAGTACAGATGCAGAAGTAGCCGTAAGTGGCACACTTGCATTTAGTCTAATAGACAAGGATACACGAAAACTACAAAGAATTCCAAGGGAGATAATAGATGCAATCAAAGGGTAAAGTATTAGTGACTGGTGGTGCCGGTTATATAGGAACAGAATTAGTAAAGCAGTTATTAAATAAGGGTTATGAAGTAACTATCTTAGATAAGAAAGAAAAACCAGAGGGATTAGAACACGTTAAGTACATAGAGGGCAATCTATCTAATGCTGCCAGGTGCGTCATGGCTTGCGCTGGACAAGACTTTGTTATTCATTTGGCAGCAAAGCCAAGAATACCAGAGAGTTTTATCAATCCAGATGAGTATTTTGATAGCAATGTAACTGGTACACGAAACATACTAACAGCCGCAAGTGCAGTTGGTGTCAACAAATTCGTATATGCGAGTTCTAGTTCTATATATGGAAATAACACTGCACCACACAAGCCCAATCACAAACCAGACCCATTAAATTACTACGCAATGACGAAGTTGTTTGGTGAGCATCTATGTAAGCAATACAAGATTATGTTTAATCTTAATTATACTATATTAAGATTCTTTACAGTGTATTCTGAGAATCAACCAAATTCTAATGATGGCGGATTGATGATTGGTAAATTTGCCAGACTTGCTAAAGAAGGCAAAGTGTTGCCTATTCATGGGGATGGTGAATTCAAGCGAGATTATATCCATGTATCTGATGTTGCATCAGCATTGATAGCCAGTATAGAAAGTAAAGTTAAGAACGATACGTTTAATGTTGGTACTGGCAGTAATATATCAGTAAATGCGGTAGTTGATGTACTCCGCACATTCGCACCAACTCTCACTTCAATAAATATAGAAAAGCCAAAGGGATACGCACCCGAGACATTAGCAGATATTAGTAAGACTAAGAACTTACTAGGTTGGAGCCCTAAAATTGAAATTGAAAAAGGCTTAGCAGACACATTTAGAGAATTGTTTAAGAAATAATGATTAACGAAAAGAATAATAAATGGTGGGAAAGCATTATGGCCAGAACTAGCAGGTGAAATAGTATGACAAAATTCCGAGAATTTTATGTTCCAGCAGGAGCAGGAAGTAATTTCTTAGCGAAACACTGTTTGTGGGGTGAAGTTTCACAAGAATGGGCACCACAAGATATTAATCAGAACGAATTCTTTATTAATAGAATTAAATCTGATGCTAAAGTGATGGCATATGATATTAGAAATTCAGACCCGACAACTCCGCCTGCAAAATACTACGACTGTCCTGATAAGAGTATACTATCTGAAAGTGAGAGAATAAAGCCAATATTAATAGAATTAACAGAATATATATATAATTTTTATAAATCAAAAGGACCAGAAGACTTAAATGATGGTGGCGATGACGGTGCTTTTGCAAAAGATGACAGAAAAGTAGTCATTGACCATTGTGCCCATCTATGGAGAGAAGATTTCTCTGTATGGACTCAATCTTTTTTTTATCTTTTTGAATCAGAACATTTTCATGATACTGACGTACCAGAACTAATTATAGAACAGATAAGAGAAGTTGAAGATTATTTTGCAAAGTGTAGAGAATATTATTATAGTGAATGTGAAAGAAATGACTGGAATATGTTTCAGATATGTCACTCACACCCGTTTCTCTCAACTTCTCCTCGATTAAAATTTCCAAATGACTTTAAGACATTAGTAATGAGATTAGATCCAGGAACTAATATGGTTGTGGGCGCATTACAAGATATAAAATCAAATAATTATGATCCAATTGGATATGTAGGTAATTTTGGTGATAATATAAGAAATAGCCAATGTATTCAACTTTCTGATGATAGTGTTAGTTATAGAAAGATATTTTTTGAAAATGATAGACTTGAAATAATGAAGATGTATGAGTTCTTTGATAACAAGGAATATTTTCATAAAAATAGACCACAAATTATGAAAGAATTTAAAGAATATCATGACAAAAATATGGAAGTAATAAAGAAATTTATGCCACTTTTTTATGAGCAAATAACTGATAGATAAATACTAGTACATTAACGAGGAATAACAATGAAATTAGTTGATAAAAATGACAAAATATTAAAAACTGTATGTGACGAGCATATTCTTTCAGAAGATTCTGAAAAGTTGTCATACGACATGATTATAGCAATGAAAGAACACGATGCTATCGGTCTTGCGGCTCCTCAAATTGGAGAGAATACGAGTTTGATGGTAATTGGTCACGAAGACACTGGTTTTGTTGTATGTATAAACCCAACATGGGAAATAGCAGAAGATAGCAAAGATGAAGAATTCTTAGAAGGATGTGTAAGTTTCCCAGATTTAGAACTAACAATAACTAGACCCAACAGTATTATAGGAACATTTACAAACTTAGAAGGAGTTAGAAAGTCATCAACGTTTATGGGAGTATGGGCACAAGCATTTCAACACGAATGCGACCATCTCAATGGCGTGACATTTGATACCCTATAATGAATTTCAGTGAATATACGTTAGTCAGTTTTGGCGATAGTTTTACATTTGGACAAGACCTTGTTCAACTTCCTCATACAGTTGAGGACCTACGTCCAGGACATAAACAGTACAAGATAGATTCTAACAATTTATCGTACACAAAGTGTATTGCCGATAGCATGGGATTTAAAGATTCATTAAACTTCGGAGTAATGGGTGCATCTAATGATAGGTCGATATCATTATTAGAATCATTTTTGCGTAGTAATCCAAAAAAGAAGGTATTTGTTTTATTCAATTTTACATCTTCTGCTAGATTTATGCTTTTTCCTAAATTAGATGAGAATGATGAGTGGTTCAAATCAAAAGATACGTTGTATGATTGTGTAGATATATTACCTCATCATAACGATTGGATGTATGACGGCAGATATACCGGCATAAATACAAAAAGTGTTAATCAGCAATATACTTATTGGAGAAACAGTATACAAGATGTGTATAACCATGTAAAAGACAAACGAATGTTATATTATATGCTATCTAGTTATAATGTGCCTTATGTTACATTTGATGGCATCAACGACATGGACCATCGTATTCTAAGAGATAATCCAATTCGATATATAAATATCGATAGATATCTTGGTATGGATGATTGGTATAATGAAAATGATGAGCCGTGTATTTTTAGCCACCTAGATTTTTTACAATCGTATTATCAAGAGTTGGAGGATAAATCTCCGCTACTCTGTCATCATATGGGAATAGAATGCTATGGAGGTTCTTATAATATGAATAATTATTTAAGCCATCCAACCTTACACGATGGGCACCAGTACCAGTATGAGACAGAAAATGGACATTGGAATGCTGAAGGACATATTAAAGTATCAAATTTAATACAAGAATTTATAAATGAGAGATACAACTAAAAGGAGTAAGATATGGATTATTTAACAGATAGAATGAAAGAAAAAGCATCGCATGGTGGACTAGGATTAATCGCAGTAGGATTGATTATATTGTTTGCTGGTAGTTGGGTTAACCTGGCGGCATATGCCGCGATAGCCTTCGGCGCTTATCAAGTCATAACAAAAAAATAAAACTTGACAATTTCATCAATATACACTATAATGGTATATATTATGAAAAAGAAAAGTAAGAAAAAGTTAAGAATTAATAAGAGAAATCCTGTTGCGAAGGCTCTACGTACTCCTAGGTTTAGAAGCCGAGTGGAGTTAGATAGAAAAAGAGAGATGAAAAAGACTGGCAAACACACTGATGAGGAATAGATGAGATGGCGTATGTAGTAACCCAAGATTGTATTAAATGCAAGTATACTGATTGTGTCGAGGTTTGTCCAGTGGACTGCTTTTATGAGGGACCAGATTTCTTAGTTATTAATCCAGATGAATGTATTGATTGTGGAGTATGTGAACCAGAATGTCCAGCGGATGCGATAATCGCCGACAATAATCCTAAGTTTACTCAACGATTACTCGATATTAATACAAAATGGAGCGAAAAGTGGCCTGTGATTGTCGAACAGATAGATGCACCCGCAGATGCCGATAAATGGAATCCTAACAAGGGATATGACAAGGATAAGACTCCATTACTGGATAAATACGACTAATATCACGATTTTGGCGAAAAACTTGACAAAACCTGAAAATATGCTATAATAATAGTAATTAATCAATAAAAGGAGTAATAATATGTTCAAATATCTTATAACAGTAACAACGATGCTATTATTTGCTACAAGCGTAACAGCAAACTCAACAACGAGTCTTAAATCACTATATGGCACAGTTATTCAAAGTGCTCCTATCATAGATACTGTGATACAAGAAGTTCCAATACAATCTTGTTACATAAAAACAGTTCCAGTGTATGGCAAAGGCAGTACTGATGCCAGTACGGCAGATGTAGCCGCCGGGGCAATTATTGGTGGAATTCTTGGTAATCAAGTAGGCAAAGGCGATGGCAAAGACTTCGCAACTATTTTTGGTGCTATTCTAGGTGCCAAAGTGGCTGAAGAAGGCAAAACTAAAAAAGTAATAATTGGTTATAGAGAAGTAGAAGTATGTGAAGTGCGACAAACAAGGGGCGCAGTAGAAGTAATAACTGGATTCAACACCACTGTCCAAGTCTATGGTGAGAATAATGAAATTCTTATAGACAATCAATCATTTGTTACACGAATGAAATATGCAATTGGAGAGTCAGTAAGACTCACTTTAACGCTAACATTACAGTAAATGTATAACTGATAACACAATT